TTATTTATTTCATTTTTCATTATATTCATTATATTTCTAGAATGAATACCATATCCCCAAGGATTATGTCTAAAGTTATCAAACATTAACGCCCATAAATCATAATAGATCGGTCTATTAAATGAAATACAATCCCAATCATCATTGTCTGTATTGTTTAATATATTATTAATGACATTTAAATCCCATTCATTACAACAAACATCATCACAGTCTATCATAATATGATAATCAATAGTTTTAATATAATTATAAATAATATTTAAACAGGTATTTCTAGCTTTTGATATTCGGACTGTTCTATACGGACTGTTATTTTCTATATGTTTAACTATTATATTTTTATTAGCTTTCTCATATTCGCGTAGCAATATTTCACTCTTATCAATACAATTATCATATATAAATATACAAATAATATTGAATTGTAATGTTCTCATACGATCAATATTTTTAAATATTCGGTTTAAATATGGTTCACAATTTCTAACACAAAAACACAATGCTATATTCATATATTTATATATTTATATATTTATATATAAATATATGAATATATAACAATTTACATCATAACTAATGATATAGAAAAAAGGGTATTAAATATATTAATATAATTAACAATCCTATATTAAAATTTAAACTATAATTAGCAATATATGAAGAAAATAAACCGCCAGATATTATCAATAAACTATCAGCAAAAAGAATGCTAGCATTATGTTCTTTAATATAATCTTTAAATGTATCTATCATTTTATTAGATCCTCGTTTTATATTTATTACAAGGAAATAGAATAAAATATCATGAATAGTTTGCACTATTACTAATAATAGTATGAACTTTAATATTGAAAATGTACTAAATATTGAACTATAAATTAGTCGAACAATAATAAATCCAATTACTAATATAAAGACATCTGCAATAATTGCAGATAAATTAAATTTTATATACCATTCTTTTAAAGTTTTAGACTTAAACATTTTATTATTAAATAAAAAAAGCATTATTAATTCAGTAATTAACGCTCCATTGAATAATGGCAAATAATCGTTAATATTATTAAAATTTGATATATCTTTAAAATTATTATTTATGGTGTTCATAATATTTTATAATATTTTATAATATTTTATAATATTTTATAATATTTTATAATATTTTATAATATATATATAAAATGAAAAAGAAAGGGATTATTTTTAATTCGTCTAAAACGGTTAAAGGCCTATTAGTAATTTTTTTAGTACTTGTTATATTAATCTCAGGATTGTTTGGATTTAACCGATTTAGAAGTGAAGGGTTTGATAATAATAATAGCTTTATTCTAGTTCATATGAAAGAATGCGGGCATTGTAAAGAATTAATGCCCATTTGGAAAGACGCTACAAGAAGCAATACAACCTCAATTACAATGAAAGCATTTGAAATGAACGAACCAGAAGGCAAAAAATTATGCGAAGAAAATGATATAAAAAGTTTTCCAACTATGATTTTAATAAAAGATAATAAAACAATAATGTATGATGGAAATAGAACAAAAGAAGGTTTATTAGGATTTTTAAAATCAAATGTTTAGTTTATTTATTATTCTAATATTGCCGATATTTTTTCTAATATTTCATTTGATATAGTTTTTGGATATTCAACATTAAAAATAATTATTAAGTCACCGCTCACATTTTCTCTCGTCATTCCGAAATTATTTATTATTTTACGAAAGTCCGGTGGTATAATATTCCCTAGTTTATTATTTATAATAAACTCACGCCCATCTATATAGTTAAGTGTAAAATTAAATCCACAAAGCGATTCTTTTAATGATATAGTTTTTTTATATATTAAATCTATACCATTTCTTTCAAAATCGGTCTCATTAGTAATACTAATTCTAACCTCTATATCTCCTTTATTAGAATTGCTTAGTTTATTGCCTTTTTCTTTTATAGTAATTATTTCATTATTATCAATGCCTTTTGGTATATCTACATATATTGTTTCTTCTTGTGCATACTCTATATTATTTTCATAGTTCCATCTTTCTATTGTTATTGGTATTTTACAGCCTTTATATGCATCTAATAAAGAAATATTTATTTTTTGATGTATTGTTTTTGGTTTTGAATTAAACTCAAAATTATTAACTCCTTTTGAGAGATTATTGAAATTAAAACCCATTGGTCTCATTGAACCCATTGAACCCATTGAACCCATTGAACCCATTGAACACATTGAACCCATTGAACCCATTGAACCCGCTCTATGTTTATGTTTATTAATTGGTAACTCTTCCATACTAGAAAAATATAAATTACTTATTAAAGTATTCAAATCTTGAGGATTAAGCATCATATTCATAAATAATTCTTCAATTGGTAAATTAGAATGAGCAATTGAAGCATCATACTTTGATTTTTCAATTGGGTCGCTTAATATATTATAAGCAGCGGTTATCTTTTTATATTTCTCTAATTTTTCAGAGTCATTTTTATTTTTATCAGGGTGTAGTTCTAATGACAACTTTCTATAAACGCGTTTGATTTCATCTTGCGAAGCATTAATATTTATTCCTAAAAGCGAGTAATATGTTTCAGCGGAGTTAATTGAGTTCATTATTTATTATTAATAGTATATTATACTATATTATTAATAGATAAACTTAAATATTTATTTATAATTAATATTAATATTAATGTTCATGGAGCAACCATTTATATATAAGTATAGACCTAAAACATTAGAAGAATTTGAAATTAATCCTCAATTAATAGAACTTTTAAATACATTAATTAAATCAGATTTATTAAATATATTATTAATAGGAAATCAAGGCTCTGGAAAAACTACTTTAATTAATTGTATTATAAAAAAATATTATGGAGATGCATATGATAATAATAATATATTAATAATCAATTCATTAAAAGATCAAGGTATTACTTATTATAAAACAGAGGTTAAAACATTTTGCCAAACAATGTCTAGTATCCCTAATAAAAAAAAAATAATTATATTAGATGATCTTGACAATATAAATGAACAAGGCCAACAAGTTTTTAAAAATTGTATAGATAAATATAGTAAAAATGTTAATTTTATTGCTTCTTGTTGCAATATACAAAAAATAATAGACAGTTATCAATCAAAACAAATTATTATAAAAATAAAACCACTAGAAGAGAAATATTTAAAAACATTCATTAAAAAAATATGTCTTAATGAAAATATTAAACTAGAACCTAAAGCAGAAGAGTTTTTATTATTATTATGTAATAACTCTATACAAACCTCTATAAGTTACTTAGAAAAATTTAAATTATTAAATGAATATATTACTTATAATATTGCATTAAATACTTGTACCAATATATCATTTAATGAGTTTACAAAATATATTACTTTATGTAAAGCTGGTAACTTATCAGAGGCAATCGAACTATTTAACATTATTTACAATAATGGTTTTTCTGTATTGGATATATTAGATAATTTATATTTTTTTATTAAAATAACTGATATTTTAGTAGATAAAGAGAAATATGAAATTATAAAAATTATATGTAAATATATTATTATTTTTTATAATATTCACGAAGAAGAAATCGAATTAGTTATGTTCACAAATAATTTAATAAAACTATTTGAAACTATTCATTTGGCAACAATGTCCATTCATCCGTCTTTGATACTTTAGATACTAATACTTTAATATAGGCATCTTTTTTTTTTAAAAGTTCTTGTAATATTTTAATAGTATTATCTTGCTGAGTTAATAAAGTTGCGACTTCTTCTGGTTTTAAAATTTCTTGTTTACCATTCACTTCACGGCATAATTGCCCTTGTATTTGTGATTGTGATTGTGATTGTGATTGTGCATTTTCATTTCTATGCGCTGTTATTGTTTTAATTTGCTCTAATACATCTGGTTTCATCGATGGCTCTCCTGGTTTATAATTTATTAAAGCGTCGTCAATTTCATTTACAAAAAAACTCGCTAATTTTTTTTCTTTTATAAAGTCTTCTACCTTTTTATCTGATTCTTTTGTATATTTTGGATTAATATTATTTAATAAAGTTTTTTTATCAAACGTATTATGTCTGTGAGAAAATACTAAAATTGTTTTTTTGGGTTCTAATTGAACAAATGGAACTGTATAATCTTTTAAAAAAGCACGTTCTTCTGCTAATGATGCATTATCATCATAACTATGATTTTTTAATAATTGTCTTTTAAATGCAAATGTTCCAGCAGTAGCATGATTTGGTCCATATGGACCAAACTGATACATTTTTTCAATATGTTTAAAATATATATATATTTCACTTGCTCCAGCACATAATGCTTTTGGATGAGATAATAACATTGTTACAGCATGACTAACCCGTTCTGGAGGATAATAATCGTCATCATCCATATATATTATAATTTCACCCTTAGTTTTTGTATGCATTAAATTACGTTTTTTCCCTAAAGGCATTTTAGTATCATATTTAAAATATTTTACATTTGGAATCTCTTTAACTAAATCTTCTATTTTATCTGTGCCATCATCAATAATAATCCATTCCATTTTATCTTTTGGATATGTTTGATGATTAAAACACTCAATCATTGCTGGAATAAATGGACGTCTATTAAATGTTGGAGTGCATATACTTACAAAAGGCTCTTCATGTAAAATCTTTTTTTTTCCCATATACAATATTATACATATATTCATATATTACTTTTTAAATTGTTTATAATTTTTTACAACTAGCTTTTGTAAACTTAAGATTTGTAATTATTCTATAAAGAGATTGAATAACTGTAACAAGAACTATTATTGTTACTATTAATGTTGGTATTATTTTAACAGGCAGTTCATAATTAGCTGGTATGTTTAGAGTATATAAAAATAGTAAATATGAAAAAACAAATATATATGCTACTATATTTCTATTTTCAGTTATTATTTTATATACCTTCTCTTTGCTCGCTTCTTTAAATAATGGTTTAATCCATATTCTATAAGTAAGTTGAAGCATAATTGCACACGCAATAACACGATTTGTTATAAATATAAACGGAGTCATTAAGAACATTAAAAATTTCAATATTCTTCTATTTTTTGTTTCAATATGTGTATTATGTCTATTGGTTATTTGAGACCATAACAAAATATGATTCACAAATAATGTAATATTAACATATAAATCACAATATATTAAATAAAAAATGGATATAAAAAAACCAAATACCATTAAAAGCCCATTGTAAAACTCGTTTCTCACTTTACAATTTATTTCGATTGCATCTGGATCTTCTTTAAATACTTTCTTATACTCTTCTGAGTTTTTTAATCTGTCATCGAACTCTATATCATATAGACCAGTTTTTGGATTTTGCAAGTAAACTGGGTCTTTACCACTAATATAATCAGTTTCTTCTTTAGTACAATAACAAAATGCTGGTAGTAAATTATTAAATGATTTTATTGTATTCTTAATTTTATTATTAATTGCGATTTGAGTTTTTCCTATACAAGCAAGGCGTATACGCAAATAATCACCAAACATATTATTAGGTGTAGGAGTATTATACGGAAACTCGCCTTTACATTCAACCTTTTCACAAGACATTAAATCAATACGCTTAGTGCGCGTATCTTTACACTCAGGATCACCAGTTCCATCAGTCTGATCAATATCATCTGCCAAATAGAGATCATCTTCACCTGCTCCATCATCTCCATCTCCTCCATCATCTCCGGCAGGATTATTTTTTTCAGCATAAAGATCAGCTATAGTTTTTTTAACCTTATTAATAGGCTTAACACCTTCCATTAACTTTTTTGATAACTCATTTATATTTTTAATTATATTAGCACCTATTCCTCCTTTTTGTCCTCCTACTTGTACTGCGGGTGGTATTGCTCCTCCTACTGGTGCTCCTGCTCCTACTACTGGTGGTTGTGCTACTTGTGGTAATGCTCCTACTACTGGTGGTTGTGCTACTGGTGGTAATGCTCCTGCTACTCCTCCTGCAGCAAGCGGACATTTCTGTGATCCTGCGTTACCTGTTTTACAATCAAAACTTTGCGTAGGCCCTGGAGGCAAACTTTTATTTTGCGCGTCATCCTTAGCTTTTTTCTCATAATCGATTGGACACGTTAATAATTTATTTTCTTTAAATCCAGCTTTAACGTTTTTAAAGGGTGCTTGTGTTCTATCGGATGGAAACGTTGCATCTAAGTAAGTTTTATAGTCATCAACCATCCTTTTCTTTTTGTCCATATTACCAATTGTAAATTTTTTATAATAAATTCTTTCAAATAAATATGTTAAAAAAAATAAAATATTAGCATTTATTAATATAAAACATGTTATTTTTGCAAATAAAAACAGAGCATATATTAATATACTTTTCAAATTATTAAATCTATCTGTAACTACTTCTGATTCATTTGTTGCAGCTGTTTCTTCATTTTCTTCATCATTTTCTTCATCATTTAAATTATTAGAATCATCTGAACTACTTGCTATATCGTTACTCATATATATTTATTAATATATTTATACAAAATATATTAATTAATATATATTAATAAATATAAAAAATATATTTAATTAGAATGTTGAAATTTTAAAGATGCTAAACCATTATTTATAGTTAATAAATTAAATTGTTCCTCAAATAATTTTAATGTAAACTTATAATCATATATCAACCAAGTTGGTTTATTAAATCCTATAAACTCATTATCAATACACAAAGGTAAAGTTGCTACTCTTGTTATATCATTTATTTTTTCTAATTCTATAACTTCATATTCAAAATCAATATTATTATAATTTATCAAATTAGCATATCCACAAGGATCTACTACAAATGGATTAGAGTTTAAACTAAAACTATAATTATAAACTCCATTTGCAGAGGAACCAATACTTCTTAAAAATGGCTCAACATAATTATAATATTCAGCATTTAAAGTATTTTCTTTATTTTTACCATCTAATTTTAATGCCCAATTCAATAATATATTTTTTGTTTGTTTTCTATTAGGCCCAGTTATATATGGATTGCAGCCACCAGAAGCAATCTCATCATTTGGATCTGGGCGTTTATATGAAAATGGAAAATATGGTGGATATTTTTGTATTGCTTTATTTATAACAACATACCCGGCCTCTATTTTAGTATTATAAATTGTAGTATTATCAATACTTTCACTTAAATATGTGTTTGAAACTGTATTTTCTTTTAGATAAAGCATTTGTTTAAATTGTAAAGGTCTAGTATTTGATGTAGTAAGTTCAAACATTTCTGGGATTTGTGAAAACTTGGGGTCTGGATTTGTGGTTGTATATATTATTTCGGACACTACTGGAGTAGTACTATTTTTATACCAATTATTATTTAATTTTTTATAATATAAAGGCTGCAGTGTATATGGCTTTTCTTTATATGGCCAATTTGTATAATTACTCCATTCATTTCTTAAAAATATATCATCTCTTTGTAAATACCACATAAAATTAACAGCAACCGAGTTACTTTTAAATCGACTTTGTGTAAACTCTTTATGATTTTCTGTTTCAAAAAAATGTTCTAATATTTGTTTTATTAAATAAGATTGTGGCTTTTGTTTAAATACTTCTTGTTCTTCTGGATCTAAATATATATATGTACTTATTAATCTAGGATTACAATTCCATATACTACTTTCTCTCAATAATCCGGCAATTTGTGCAGAACTATTTGCATTTAATGCCGCTTGTTGAATAAATTGTTGATTTTGCGAAGCAAACTGAGTTGTAAACATATACAACTGATATAATGGATCAGTCGTATTTATTGTGCTTATATATGGCGGTGGCACATATGGTTTAAATATATCAAACTGTGAGAATCCAGTATTTGTTGAACCCGATGCATAATAATTATTTTGATAATGCTTATAAATAGATATACCAGCTCCATTTGTGCTAAGATTATTAACTGCTATATTATGATGGTAATACGTATTAATATAATATCTAACATCACGAATTCTAAATAATTCACGTATTGGTCGACATTCTATTTTTATTTTAAATGCATTTTCAGTTAATGATAATAATGGAAATGCATGGCTAGATGAAAACATATACCACAAATTCAATGGAATAGTTAATATTTTTTTATTAATAGAAGGAGACAAATTAGTTATAATATTTAATTCTTTATTAACAACCGCTTCTTTATTACTATATATTTTATATAGTATATTTCCAGAGTTATCTTTAAATGGCAAAGGAGCTGCATATAAACAGTTTGGATATAATCCATTTCGATTGTCACATAATTCTGGAGCATTCATTTCAACTACATTTCCAGTCATTTTATTAAATAATTCTTTTTTTTCATTTGTGAAATCTCGTTTTACCATATTTGTTAAATATTCTCCTGAAAACTCTTGAATAATTGTATCGCCTAGTGATACTGTTATTTTTTGTATTAATTGTGATCCTAAATCTTCAATCCATTTAAACTCAAATGGTTGTGCGTGTGGAATATGAGCGCCAGACAACTGTCTTATTTTGCGCGTTTCATTATTCTTAGCATCACCAATTACATATAATCCTTCTTCTATAGTTGAACTGTATGGCGTTGTATTTGGTCTGTCATATATATCACTTGGTTCAACCCATACAGGACTCCATATATAAGGCATTTGTATTGTAAAAAATGTATCCGCGATTAAATCACCTATACGAGGAATCGTAAAATTAAATGTTGTGCTTTCATTCTCTTTTAATTTTGGAGTTGTAATGTTGCAATTTATAATATGTTTTTGTAAACCAAAATTAGTATATTTTTTATAGGTTGCTAAAAATAAACTTTTTTGTGGACTTCCATTAATTATTATATTTAAATTACCATAGGATACTATATTTAATAATCCTCCGCCCATACTATATAATATATAGTAAATTATATTATTTATTATTTATAATATATTATTTATTATTTATAATATATTATTTATATTTATAATATATTATTTATTTATTTCCTTCTTTTCTTACGCTTAGATTTTTCTTTTTTAGTAGCAGGTATTTCTTTAGAATTAAATGGTGCTGGTGGTATACTTGTTGACATACGGCGTAAATAGCTCATTGTAATTCCTCCGCCAGTACAGCAGCCTTTTTGTGTATATTGGCGTCTTTTCGTTTTTTTTGGTTTTTTTGGGTTTTTCATATATATATTAACAAAATATTAATATTTTTATAATGACCGATCAAATTGCAAATTAGCAACACCATTTATAATTTTTAAAATATTATATCTTTCTTCCATAAGGTGTAAATTATAATGCCAAACATATTTTTCGGTATCTTTTAAATTAATAGTTGTTTGCTCCTCATTATTAGTAGTTGAGCATGTTGCATTAGAATTAATTGAATTAGATAAATAACTTCCAATAACAGAGGAATATAAAAAAGGATCATTGATATTGTTAATGGAGGTAGAAGTGTTTATAATTAAAGTTTTTAACAATGGATCTATTAATTTATAAGACATATATATGTTATTTATTTTAGACATATTTGTTGCGCCTGATGGTTGATAAATAAGTGGATCACTATTCAAACAAAAGTTATAATAAAATACATTGTCTAATCCGCTACCTTGGCTTCTAGAGTATATATCAATATAAGAAACTAATTCTTTTTCTAGTGTTATTTCTCTAATTGAATTATTAAAATAAAGCCCCCATTCTAATAATATATCTTTATTTTCTTTTGCTGTAAACGTTTTTTGCCATACTATAGAATCAAGTTTATTTGTTATATCTAGATTTTCACTATTAAAACTAAGTAAATCTCTTAATCCATATATACTCATTATTTCTGAATTAGAATTATAGTTGTAATTTGAATAATTAGACCATTCATTTCTATACTTTACATCTGATCGTTGAAAAAACCACATCCATGATATAACTAATCCACTAGTTTTAACTTCTGTAAAATGACTTCCACCAATTAAATCCTTAAATGTATATTCATGAACCTCTCTTATCAGATAAGAATGACTATTTTGAGAAAAAAATAATTGTTCTTCATTTGTTAAAAATGTATAACAACCAATTAAATGAATATCAGCAAACCAAGGACTAGGTACATCTTTATAATAATTTTCTACTAACTTATTACTATTTAATGGATATACTAAGGCCCCAGTTTCTGATAATGAAGAACCAAGCAAATCAGTTTGTTTATTTATTATATTTTTTCTGGGTGGTTCTTTAAGAAAAAATTTCAAATTATAAATTTCATTATTACAATTTGGTGCGCTATATGTATTATTCACTATGCTGACTAAATTAACTAAATTATTTAATTCATTATAATTTGTCGTCAATCCTGAGTCTTCTGAAATTTTATACGTCTTTGATGTTTCATTCATATTTGATGTTTCATTCATATTTAATGTTTCATTAATATTAATACTTACTTCATTTATCACATTTTTAACTACCCACCATTGATTTACAGGTTTTAATTCAATCTCTATTCTCAGTTCACTATATTGCATAGCAACTAAAGGAAATGGCGTCTTATTATTTAACGTAGACCATAAATTAATTGGAATCAATAATTGTCTTTCTCTAATTGAAGGTTCTAAACCATAAGACATTGAAGAGAGAGAACCAAAATAAGCCGCATTTGGATAATTTCCATTTCTATTTGAATAATGTGCAGGATTATTTAATTCTGGCACATTTCCTATCATTTTATTAAATATTTTTTTTTGATTGTCTGTAAAATCTCGCCAAACCATATTTAATAAATATTGACCACTAAACTCTTGAATTATGGAATTATTAGACAATACTCTAATAGAGTTTATAACTTGCACTCCAATATTCTCAATCCATTTAAACTCTAATGGATATACTCTATTTATAATCTTCATATTCATATTAGAATTTGCTTTTAAAAACTCCAATGTATTATCAGAAACCTCACTAGGACTATTACAAGAACAATCGCATATCCCACATTTTGTTAGTACTTTATTTGTATTAAAAGAATAAGTATTATTTATTTTATTTATATTTAAATAATCCAAATTAGTTTCAATATTTGTTCTGCAAGAAGAACAAAATACAACAGGCGTCCCGCCAAAAGCAATAAGCGGACTCCAAATATTAGGCAAAGTAAATGAAAAAAAAACTTCTTGTAATAAGTCTCCATATCTTGGTATTTTAAAATTATATAAGGTTGGACTATTATAATTCAAACGAGTACTTCCTTCAAAATCTATACGAAACTTTTGCTTCCCAAAATTAGTATGCGATACAAATGTTTTCTTAAAAAATGTTTTACTTGGATTTCCAATTAATATAATATCATCATCGTTTTCAGATAAAACATTTAAAACTCCAGCACCCATATATATAGATATATAGATATATATCTATATCTTTACTTTACTTTTTTTAAATTGTTTAAATTATTTAAATTGTTTAAATTATTTAAATTGTTTAAATTATTTAAATTAATTTGGAAATAAATAATCAACTAAGCCATTAGAAAATTGTAAAATATTATATCTTTCTTCAATAATATGCAAATTAAAATTATAATCAAAATCTTGATACTTTGAAGAATCAATGCAGTATTTACTTTGATTATTCGTTTCATTACTTTTCTCATCAAATATTTTAGTAACGCCGTTACTATCAATCACACTAGACACTTCTCTATATGGGTCAATTGTAGTAAACTCAAATGTAATAGTATTAAATTTCATCATATTCATTGCACCAGATGGATTTAATGAATTATTTTTTTCAATATTAAAATTATAACAGTATATACCATCCTCTGGATTTCCTTCTACTTTTAAATAGTTTTCTATATAATTATTTATACCATAAGGCAAGCTTTCTTCGCGTACTAATTCATTACAATACAATCCCCAATCAACCATTATATTTTTTTGATTTCCGGGATGGGTTGGCCCACTAATATATTGCACACACGGATTGAAATTATTTAATAAATATTTTTTGTTTTGTGGAGTAATGTATGGAATATTTACATTTGATAAACTATTTAGCAAATCTAATGATAATATACAAGGATAAGGCATTTTATTATTATATAACCAATTTGAATAATTAGACCATTCATTTCTTAATACAACATCTGTTCTCTGAAAAAACCACATCCACGATACAGTCATCCCATAAGACTTAATATCCTCTTTTCTAACCCCCTGTGCATTATATATTGTTCGTTCAAATACTTTTTTCACCAAATATTGTTGATTTTGTTTGCTAATATATCTTCTTTCATCTTCAGATAAAAAAGCCAGAGTTGAATATAAAGTAATATTTTCAAACCCAAAATTGGGAAGTTTTGAATAATGTTTAATACTTATTTCTTTAAATACTTTTTGTATATTTTCTTTAGGCGTTAATGTGGTTATGAAATTATAACTTATATCTCCAATACAAAATGTATTGCTTGGTGGCGGTTTTAAAAAGAATAATATATTATATCTTTCATCGCTTAAATCAGGTTGTATAAATGGCGGATCATAATATTTAAAAGTATCTGTTATTACTTTAGGAAGTTGTGTAGTAGGACATAATTTTTCAATCCAAGATTCAAAATAGTTTAAATCTCTCACCTTAAACAATTCACAAATTGGTCTACATTCTACGTGTATTTCCAGTTTTGAATATTGTAATAATAATAATGGAAAGCTTTGAAAACTTGAAAATGTTTCCCATAAATATAATGGGACAAATATGCGTCTTCCGCGAATGGATGGTTCTAATCCATTAGGATAATTAGACTCATTTAACCCGCCCCACGAAACCGATGGATAATTCCCATTATTATTATTAAAAGTTTCTGGCTCGTTAAAATCTTTTGTATTGCCAATCATAGTATTAAATAGTTCTAGTTTTGTGCTTGATAAATCACGTTTAGATTTACAATATAAATAGTGTCCTGAATATTCTTGTATTGGTCTCCCATCTATTAAATATGTAACTTTTTTGATAAATTGAACACCTATATTTTCAATCCATCTAAACTCATATGGTTGACAGTATATTAAGCCAGATATATCAGGAGTTGGAACATATGGCCCATTACCTGATGTAGTATGAGCTAGTGGTATAGTATAAATAGGACTATATATATCAGGTAAAGTAAATGAAAAAAAAGTGTCCATCAATAAATCCCCAATATTAGAAATAGTAAATTTAAATAACGAATCTGTAAATAAAGATAAAGAGTTTTCAAAACTAGACTCAATTTGAAACCTTTGTAATTCAAATGTTGTATGTTTGGCATAAGTAGTTTTAAAAAATGTCTTTTTTGGATCACCATTTAATATAACATTTAATTCACTACTTGCGATTATATTTAATAGCCCTCCGCCCATAATAATATATAATAATATAGTATATATTATTATTATATATTATTATATATTATTATATATTATATATTATTATTAAACAATGTCCGCCCTACCCGCCATAATGAAAGATGCACAAACTACAATCACTAATTTTATTAAAAATCCAGATATTCAAGTTGAATTATATGCTCTTGTACTAATGTTTATTATAATTTTTTGTGTATATTTATATATTAGATATAAGGTTTCACTATATGAAAGAAATTGTAAGGTTTTAAAACAAGTTTATAAAAATAAACCGGCTATCTATAATATCGATTCTAATTCAACTTATTTATTAAGAGATTACTATATTAAAACGGCATATAATTGTTGTGCTGGTGGAAGTATGAAAGTAGATTATGTAGGACTATGTGCTTTACAAACTTGTATTGAACAAGGGGTTCGTTGTTTAGATTTTCAAATCTATTCTATTAATAATTTGCCAGCAGTTGCTGTATCTTCTGTTTCTGAGTTTAATGTAAAAGAATCGTTTAATAGCATACCAACAAACGATGTATTTAAAATGATTAATAATATGGCATTTTCAAGCACTCATTGTCCAAATCCGAATGACCCGCTTATTTTACATTTAAGAATATTAAGTACAAATGTTAAAATATATGAGATATTAGCAAAACAAATAACTGAAATCTTAAACTCAAAAATATTAGGAGTTGAATATAGTTTTGAGTTTGGAGGACAGAACCTGGGGTCACTCCCTATAAAAACTTTTTTAGGAAAAATTATAATAATAGCAGATGCAAGCAATCCATTGTATCAAAAAACCAAGCTAGACGAATACATCAATATTGCTAGTGGCGCACCCTTTATGAGAAAATTAAGGTATATTGATGTTAAATTTCTTCAAGATGCTAAATTATCTAGTTATAATAAACAAAATATGAGCATTGTGCTACCAGATCTTATTCCTAGCTATTCAAATCCAAATTTTAATGATGCAAGAGAATATGGATGTCAAATGGTTGCAATGTCTTTTCAAAAAACAGATAGTAATTTAGCATATTATAACAATTTTTTTGAAAAAAGCAAATCTGCATTTGTATTAAAACCATTAGCCCTTAGATATATACCAAGAACAATTACAATACCAGATCCTTTATCTTCAGAATATCAATGTGATAGTAGAAAAATTACTACAGAATATATTGATTTTCAAATATAATTATTATCTATATATTAATATAATGAAAACAAAAAAATATATTAAAAAAAAAATATATAAAAAAAAAAGTTTTAAGTCTAGGAATAGCTCTAAATCTAAGTCTAGGTCTAGGTCTAAATCTAGATCTAGAGCTAGAACTAGGTCTAGGTTTAGAGCAAAATGTAGCTCTAAATTAAAATCCATTAAAAAAACAATGTTATTAGAAAAAGAAATATTACTTTTACGAAATGCGGTTGAAGTTGCCGAAAAAAAGAAAAAAATTAAAATGCGTTCGCCTATAATGGAACAAATTTTTACTATAGTTGAAAAGTTTATTAAAAGTAAAAAATTAATTTGTTATGGAGGCATCGCTATTAATAATATTTTACCAAAAAAAGAACAATTTTATGATATAAATCTCGATTATCCTGATTATGATTTCTTTTCAGCTAATGCAATGAATGATGCAAAAGAATTAGCTGATATTTATTTTGAAAATGGATTTGAAGAAGTAGAAGCAAAAGCAGGAGTTCATACAGGCACATATAAAATTTATGTTAATTTTATATCAGTTGCTGACATAACATTTATGGATTCCTATTTATTTAATATATTACAAAACAATTGTATAACTAAAGACAACATATATTATGCACCACCAAACTTCTTAAGAATGTCTGCATATTTAGAGTTATCTAGACCAGATGGAGACGTATCAAGATGGGAGAAGATTTGGAAACGATTAGTACTATTAAATATGTACTTTCCAATTAAAACATCTTATTGTAATATTAATACTATTATTACAAATAATAGTAATGCTAAAAATAAAACAATATTTAATGTTATATTACATAGCATAATTTCTCAAAAACTTGTAATTTTTGGCGCATATGCACTCTTTCAATATAATAAATATATTAAAAATAAAAATAGTTATAAAAATAAAAATATATATCCAGATTTTGATGTGCTATCATTAAATCCTTTTGATTCTTCAAATATTATAAAAAATGAATTAATTAAACATAATATATTAAACATTGATATTAAACAATATGATAGTATTGGTGAATTAATTCCAGAACACTATGAAATTATAGTTAATAATGAAAGTTATATATATTTATATAAAACGATGGCGTGTCATAGTTATAATACTATTACTATAAGAAATAAATCCGTAAATATTGCGAGTATTGATACCATGTTAAGTTTCTATTTTGCATTTTTATATACTAATAAAAAAAATTATGACACTAATCGCATTATGTGTATCTGCGAAAATATATTTAATATTCAAATTAAAAATAGATTAAGTCAAAAAGGGTTGCTTAAGCGGTTTTCAACAAAATGCTACGGCGTTCAAGATACTTTACAAAATATTAGAGCTACCAAATCATTTTTATATAATGAACTTAAAAAGAAAAAATGCGGGGAAGAGTTTAATAAATACTTTTTTAGATATATACCAGGACAACGAAATAAATGTTTTAAATCACCTGTCACACCAAAATCACCAAAATCACCAAAATCACCAAAATCACCCAAAAAATTATAAAACTTTATATGAAATTACATTATTTAAGAATAATTTGAAAATATTCATACACTCTTTAAAATATATATTATTTTTAATATATAATAATATATTATATTTATTACATTTATTAGATTTAATATATTTATCAAGTAATATTTTTTGTAATAATAAACCTACAGTAATTGTATTCACTAATTCTCTAAATGTAAATTCAATAAAATTACTATAATTCCATTTGTTAATTAAACTGCAATATTGGGTTTGTTTCATATTTGTAGTAAAAAATAAATGCATGTCTTTTATTCCATAAAATAGTTTATCCCATATATATAGATCTTCATATGTATAAAAACAATATTTATATAATTTAAAAGTAATTAAAGAAATAAATATAGTATTATGTCCATCTTTTTTAAATATATATGGAGTAAATCCATCACAGTAAAACTGATTCTTATCTTTAAATCCAATTGTGCCATCAATTAAGTATGGAAGAAAACAACTTTTAATTAAACATTTGATTAGTTTATTTTCAGAATGATATTCTGAAACTACAACGTGTTTTACTTTACTAATATTATTGAAAGTTATAAATAATTTTTTATTTACAATTCTATAATCAGTTTTTTTAACGTGATATTTAATTAATTTTTTTATAATATTAAAATTAATATTTTTACGACCATAATTAAGAAGACAACTATAATATAATGGAAGCAAATGTAACGTATTTGTTAAATACATATAACCTAATAATGCTCCTATACTGCACCCAGATATTTTATTAATTCTGATATAGTTAAGTTTTTCAAGTTCATTTATATAATATAAACAACCTCCACTAAAAGCACAATTAAATGCTCCGCCATCCACTACTAAATTATATTCTTTAGGAATTGGTTTATTAATACTATTTATTAATGAATGAATATAAGACTCTAATAAATTAGACATATTAGAATAACTATTAACATAGTTAAATATACTTTAATAATTATAATTACGAAATTATAATTACGAAATTATAATTAACTATATTATTGATTATTGATTATTTAAATAATTTATTGCAACAAGATTTAACCCATATAAACAGGAGAACAATATACTATTGAAAATAAATCCGCTTAACTTTTGAGAACCATCTTTATTATAAAAGCTTGGAAACGTTGTAAAAATAGTTTGTCTAGTGTAAGGTAGTTGAAAAATAAAATATAATATTCCAATTAATAATGGCATCTGAATTATTTGAAATATATATTCTAAGTTTTCAGCAGTATTCTGTTTTTTTTGTTGATCGCTAATTATTTTTTCTTTATTTAAAATGTCTCCAATATAATCATTTTGTTGTTCTGGTGGAATAAAATCTGGTTGTATTTGTCTATCATTTTGAATTGCAATTGTGTTTTTTGGAATATCTCTCGAAGGCAATACAGTTACCCCTGCTGCACTAGCTTCCTTTAATACGGATGTTAATTGTGATGTATAATCAATCGGATTTATTTGTGAACTATTTGATCCCCTTTCATTATTTAATTGCTCTCCATAATTTTGTATTTTTTCATTGTTATTATTGTTATTATTGTTATTATTGTTATTATTGTTATTATTGTTATTATTGTTATTGAGGTTGTTATTATTGTTGCTATTATTATTATAATTATTGTTATTAGGTTGTATATTTTGAATATAATTATTAGAAGAGTTTATTGGAAGTTGTTCAATTAAAGTACTTGATATAGACATTTTATATATAATTTTTTAATATATATATAAAACTTACGCAAAATATTTATATTTCTAAAATTTGTTTTGATTTATTGCAAGTTACATTTTTTTCATTATATTTATAACATTTATTGTCAAACTTAAAAGTCTTATTTACTATATTATTTAATTCTGGAGCCTTAAAAACAATGCAATTTCGATCTTTACAAACCTTTCTAAATAAAGTGGCTATTCCAAATCCTAATATTATTGAAAAAATAATTTTACCTTTAGAACTATTCATTATTTTTGTTAATCCTATTTTTTTCATTTATATAATATATAATATATAATATATAATATTAAATTATAATATATTCTGTTAAATAATAGTTAATACTACTTAATACTACTGAATAATTATTGCATTGGAATCGTATTAATTTCAGAATCAGGACATTTTACATTATTTGTGTCAAACTCAAAACAATTACCTACTTTGTCTTTATATTGTATTTTATCTATATTACTTGGGGTTGGATAAACATAAATAACAGTTGGGGCAGGTTGATTTATATAGACTAGAAATAAACCAATTGCTAAACTAATAAAAAAAATTTTACTATCAATAAATCTACCGAGCATTTATATTAAATACTATTATTTTATTTTCATTATTTTCACTTTTATCGGTATTATCGAGAACCTGAAGGTCTTTATTTGTATATGACTGTTGTATTAAATTATTATTAGTAATTTCAGTTATTTTATATTTTAAACTTACTAGTTTTTTATTAATTATTTTTATTTCTTTATATAACTCTAAGGCAGTAACTATAGATTGAGGATCTTTAGTTTTATCATAATTATCAATTAAATTTTTAAACGTTATTATAAGATTTGTTAATTTATCATTTTCTACTGCAATTGCAGTCAAATTATCTATATTATATAAATTAAGAAATTGTTTATAATTTATTTGATATAAGTTAACAATATCAATTAATTTTGTTTTAATATCTTCAAACTCGCTTATTGTAGTATCTTCATCTTTTAAACCATGAATAAAATCTAATTTAATATTGATTATATCATTTTTATAAGTATTTATTATACTACTTTGTTCTTTAATTACATTCATTATATCATTATATTTTGACTTTTGTAAAGTAATATTAAAATTACAGGGAGATTCAACATTGCCGCATTTAGCAATTAATTTGTTTTTATCTTGAAAAAATAATGATCCGCCGGTTTGTCCGCATATAATACATGTTTTTTTGATTTTTAAAAACTTATTATGTTTTTCTTCATTTGTTAAATCGGTACTATTATGTATTTCTTTAATTTTTTTATTTATTTTATTTTCATACTCTTTTTTATATTTATAAAAAGATCTTAATGCTTCAGTAAACTCACTTGCAAACTCAAACTCATTTATATTTGTAGTACTATCGCTAGTATCCATTAAACTAGTAAAAGAAAAAAAGTTTAAATATTTATACTATATTTATACTATATTTATACTATATTTATACTATATTTATACTATATTATTGGTAAATCGGTTATTAAGGTTTGTTGTTCTTTACGTTTCTCATATGAAATCTTGTGTAATTTTTCAAAAAGATATTGTTTTTTTTGTTTTTCTTTTATTTCTTTTTCTTCTGGGGTTAATTTGCCTTTATATCTATAATATAAAAATAGAGCAATACTACCTACAAATAATATAAAAAATGAAATATTGACAATTAATGTAATATAATAATTTTTAAATTTTCTAACCTCTCTTAATGATTTTTTAATTAAATACTTATTCATATTTTCAATTAATACTGGTTTTGTATTTTCCATTAATATAAATAAATAATCAAAAAAAAAAATAGTTATTATCTATAAATGGCAATCTTTAAAAATATAACAAGTCCTAGTCTTGGATTATTTATTTTTGTTCTTCAAACTCTTGCTTATTTAATTTTTGAAGTTCTTACTAAAGAAAAATATAAAAGTTTAGTATTTAAAATTTATATATCAACAATACTATTTAGTCAATTTTTACTAAATATAAACTTAACAAAAGATATTTGTGGAGAAGCTAACACTTTTATTGCTTTTGTTTATACTTTTATTCCTTGGACCATCATATTTGGAGTAATAATTTTATTTTTAAATGTATTTCCTGGATGGCTAGCACCATTTTCTAATACTTTTGGATATTTTCTTATTAGAATGTATAATTTAGAGAAAAAATTTACAGAAGTAGTGAGACAAGCCGGAACTGTAGAAGCTGGCAATGCTGATACAAAGAAAGACGACTCAGAGCAACTATTACTAAATATTTTATCAAATAAATCTATATTAATTAATGAAATCCCAGATGCAGAGAATGGTTATCACAATTTTCTTATTAGTTTAAATAATATGAAGTTACTAAAAAAAGATATAGTATTTGATCCAAATAAAACGGAGTATCAAGATGAAAAATTATTAGCATTACAAGATTTAATACAAATAAAATTTTTAATAGCTAAAATAATATGGTATTTATTAACTGGATTATTAACAATTTCGGTTGCATATAATTCGATAATTCAATCCGAATGTAAAAATAGCATTAACTATATTGAAAAAACATATGCTGAAAACCAAAAAGAAGCAGAAAACCCAGAAAACCAAACCGCTACAAATACTAGAAAGTATATTCAAAGAGGAACTTAAATATCTTTAATATCTTAAATAACATAAAATACTCATATAAATAAATATAACTATTATTATAACCAATAACCATATAGGAATAATACTTGAATTTTTTTTACCTAATCCAAAGTGTCTAATTTGTCCATTCTTTGTGAATAAAAAACTAGGTTGTAATAATACAAAAATACTATAAATTATTAAAAATATTAATATTGTAGCTCCAATTATATTGTTTTGTATAAACTCTTTATACATTATATTATACTTTTATATATTATTAATAATAAATAATAAATAATTTATTATTTATTTCATATATTATTTATTGCATAAATTAATCGTTTTCCATCTCATCATCATTTTCTCCAAGATATTCAATTGTATTATCTTCAGCCTCAGCTTCCATATTTAAATAATTATAAAAATCAAAATCATCGGGATCCAAATTAGTCTTTTGTAATATTTTTTGTTGAGTCATCATTCTTTCATTGTCATATGCATCTTGATCATAATTAAATAAACTTTTTTGTAATCCAACTCCCCACTTTTCCAGTTTATTATTTTTTAATATATTTTCTACCTCTCTTTCATCTTCTGTTAAGTTAGCCAAACCTTCTGTTATTTCTTGCTTTTCACTTTCTTTTGATTTTAATATTTTATTCATAATTGTTTCCTTATTATAATTAATTGTTTCTTTATATGCTAATGAAATATCTATATTAGTTATTATATATTTTGCTAAAACTCTCTTAACCTCTTCATTATCATCTTCATCTACTTCATCTTCAGCATCGTCGTTATCGTCGCCGTCATCTTCTTCATCTTCATATTCATATTCATCGTCATCATCTCCATATTGATCTGCTTTAATCTTTTTTTTAGATTTATAATTCGTACTAGTACTTAACTGAATAAAAATATCTAATATTTTTAAATAATAATGCTTATATAATAATGCATTAAGTCGTTCATCAATTGACCTATCAAGTGGCTCATCTGTTTTCTCACTTGATTTGCTAGACGGCTCTGGTAATGCATTTTTAAAATAGGGAGTGCATAAAGATAATTTTAAAATATCAGACATTATATCTTGTCTTTTTTTTAAAACATTAATTAGTTCTTTATTGTTATAAAATTGTTTTATATGTTTATAATGATTACTTATAATATTAACCACGTCTGCAGTATGAATACTTGATAAATCCCAATGCTTTGGAACTTTAGTATCCGAAAAATTAATATTTGTTAAAATAATATTTGGTAACACATTAATAAGATGTTTTAGTATATTTCGCATAAAGCTGGTTGTTTTATATAAAGTTGAATCGCCTTTTAAAAAATCTGTAATTTCATCTATATTTTTAAGATATGTTTGCAGTTGTTTTTTACTTACACTTGTACCAATAAATAAGTTTATATTCTTTATTAGCATATCGTTTTTCTTGGCTAATAGATTTTTTATAGCTCTTGAGGTTTCATTGGTATTATCAGTCATCAAATTAAAAAACAACGCGGTTAAATCAGTATCTAAAATATTAGGATCGCTCTGTAGAATATTAGTAAAACTTTCATAGTCACTTGGAATAGCAGTGGTAGTAAAAGTGGTGGCTTTGTTTTTTATATATACAATTGTTAATAACTTTTGAAATAATTCATTTGAATAGGTTATATTATTACTTTTAAGTTCTGCAATTTGTTCATTTAAGTCTAACTTTTCATTTAAAACTTTTGTTAATCCACACGCCCCAATTAACTCTTGACTTAAATTTAATTCTTTATTTTTACAAAAATAAATAAACGTTTGATATATTGTATTTTCAGAAAATACTGATTGTATTTCTGGATAATTGAATTTGGTATCTCTTATATCATATAGTATTGGTGCACGTGAGTATAAATTAATTTTTTCTATGGTTTTTACCAATGATACTATTATATTATTATTTTGCAATAATTCTTTATTTAAGTCGGTAAAATATTTAAAAATGTCAGTAGAAGTAGAATCGCAACAAGCATTTTCAATAAATGTTACGCCTGTTTTACTAATTATTAATGGTGAGACTTTATTTATTTCTGATTGAATTATTTTTTGAATCATTAATCCATATTTAATAATCTTCGATTTAATAGTATTTATTTGTTCATGTTGTTTATAATTGCCTGATTTAATATTTGTAAGAACTCTTGCTGTATATCCATCGATTAATGGTGTAATACTAATTGATGCAATATTAAATGGATATATTCTACTTAGTTTATCATCGTTGTTGCTTTGTATCGTTTCAGGTTGTTTGCTCTTATTTTTATTTAATTGCTTTAAATATTTTTTTTTTAAATCTATTTTTAGTCTTATCGCTGGTAATTCTAAAAGTTTTCGTTTATTAATCAAAAATTGAATCTCATTTTTAATATTTACTTCATTCCATTTTATAATAGAAATCCACGGGTATGAATCGCTTTTTATTTTTTTAGCAATACATGAAATATATGTAATAGCAACCTCATCATCTCCTAAGATGGGATAGCCATCAAACCCTTTAATACAGTTTGGAAATGTTTTATTACTTGTAATATTGGGTATACTGATTTGAATTGCTATTAATATATATGCAAAAATTAATATAATTAATATTCTACCTCTAATTATTTCTAGTGGATCAATATCTTTATTATTTTTTTTAATTTTATTATATTGTTCTTCAGTTGTTTCAAGTTGTTTATATTGATTTAAAACATTATCTATTATAAACTTTTTTTGTGCAGATAAATCGATTTTCATTGTTTCATTTCCAGTCATTCCATTTATAACATTTAAAATTATCTTAGAAGTGCCAGTTAAAGTTTCTTCATAATTCACGGTTAGTTTTTCGCCGCTACCAGGCTGTTGTAATATATCTCGAGTCTTATTTTTAAATCCATCTTCAGTATAGCCATCATCCGTATCGAAGCTTATATTTTTAATAAAATAACCGCTATATTTATCTACATATGTATCTCCATCATCGCTAATCGTTCCTTGAGTGTTAACAATCTCATCTAATTCCAGTAAATAATCTTTTCCTGATAAATATGCATTAGCTAATTTACTTAAAAATAATGGTAATAATTTAGTACTAGTTATATTACAATATAACCAATTTGGGTCTTCTGTTATAAATGGTTGTCTAGTAAATAATAATACAAATTTTTGTATTAAGTTTTGTCTTTTAACAAAGCTTTCAACAGTGAGTATGCTGGTTTTTAAACTCTCATATGGCGATGTAATTATAATTTTAGTGAGATCTAACAAATCTGCTATTTTACGTTTTATAGAATCATATTTATAGTATTTAGTGTCATTATATCGTTTAATTAATACAATTCTATTTATACTTTTTTCTAATAAACTGTCTATATTTTCTCTCAGTTTAGTTGCTTGCATATCATAATTCTCATCAAACTCAGAGTAAATTTGTTTCAAAACTTCTTCTTGAATATTACTGTCAGTCGTATTTATAGAATTACATCCGTCGTTTGATATACAATCTTTTTGTATATTACAAAATAGTTTATTATCTTTAACTTCTACATTATTATTTAATAATGCAGGGTCAAAAACCCAATTTGATCCTGTTCTTATAAAATATTTATTAGTTCCATCGACGCTTAAAATGGCATAATCATTTTCATCAACTATTAATTTTTTTGAAATTAATGCATTCGCAATTTTCTCAGCTTCAATCGCGCTATGTTTTTTTTTAATTAGTTTTTGTATCAAAAAGTTTTTAAACTCATCTGGCTCCATTTTAACCTTTTCATTTATAAACTTATTTATAAATTTATAATCAGTATTATCATATTCTTTATCTACATAAATTACATTACCATTGTCTTTTTCTAATTCTAATAATGAATTATACTTTTTAGTTAATTTTTTACAATTATTTTCTGTAGTATTAACTTTAGCTAACGTTTCTTCATATTTTTTTACAAAATCTTCAAGTAGTTTGTTTGTTTGTAAATCAAGATTTATTCTCACTAACGAATTAATAAATAATACACCATAATCTATCGCATATACTTTATTTAATAGCTCAACATTAGACATTTTATCATTAATATCATACTGTAATACTGATAAGTTTTTTATAGATTCTTGATTCTCAAGTATTCTTAACAAGTTTGTTTGATTAGAACTGCCTATTGATTTTGCACTTATTGCTCTATAATTATTTCTATTAATAGCTATTATTTTTTTATAATTCTTAATATTAATATTAACATATTCATTAATTTTATTAGCTAAAGTTTCATTTACATCACTTTTATAAATATAAAAGTTTTCTAATTCTTTAATAATTGAATAACTAGATAATAAATTACTTGAAATTGGTTTAATCATTTCAAAACATTGCGTGTTTGAACGCAACATTTTTGAGAGAAATGCTTTATACTTTTTATCATTTTCTAATTTTTTATATAATTTTGAAGGTTTATATTGTTGAGTATATTTAACTAAACTGTTATAAGAATCTTCTAATGTTTGGTCATCTTCAATTACTTCATTATCCTCATTATCCTCATTATCCTCATTATCCTGAGTATCCTCAATAGTATTTATAATCACTTCTAAGTTTTTATTAAACTGAGTATTTTTATATATATAATACGAATCTAAGTTTAATACTGACTTTAGTAAAATGTTAGTTAATGGTAATGATATTTTAGAAAAATTAAAAAAAGATATATCTTTTAATAACGGCAGTGTAATAATAGATGTGATATTAATAATATCAGAATTGGTATCTGTAATTTTTAATTTATTTGTGTACATTTCAAAGAAATATTTTTTAGTAGTAATAGTATTAGTTTCATCATCTACAACATATATATTATTTTCATCTTCATCCACATTATTATCTACAATACTTAAAATATTTGATTTAACCTTAGTACTATAAATTGACTCAATTCCATTACTATTAAATGGTGTATTTAACTCTTGTGTATTATAAATAAAAGATTTATAATTGTCTTCTATACTCGAACTTTTATTTCTATATTCTTTATATATATCATTTTCTTCATTTAAAGAAGTGCTTAGTTCACTTGGTTGAAAAGATAAATTATCTTCATATTCAGTACTATCTAATATATCTGAAAGATTTAAATCATATAAAATATTTTTATTTTTAGAAATTGGAATTATCCAATGAATATTATTATGTAATGATGTTAATACTTTAGTTAATGGTTTATAATTATTATTGATTGGTTTAGGCATCACAGGATAATCATTTATGTCAAAAGATGAATACTCTTGTCTTAATTGAATAAATCTTTCAATAGTAGTATGAACATTTTTAATAACACTATATTTTTCACGTTCATCTGTTTGATATACAGAAATTAATTCATCTAATAAATCTTCCTTTTGTTGGTCTATTGTATATCGGCGTTCATCATCAGAAGCTTCAACATCAATCGTTAATTCATAAGTAGAATCGCCAAAATCAATAGCATCAGCTTCAATTAAATTATTGTTAATCATTGAATCTATAATTATTTGAGATGAGTCATCCTCTGGAGGTTGATAATCTGGATTTAATTTATCTGGAGATTGCGGGGTTTGTGATTGATCTGATTGCGATGGAGATTGCGATTGCTCAGATTGCGATAGAGATTGCGATTGCTCAGATTGCTCAGATTGTGATTCTTCTATATCAGGATTTTTGATAATATTTATAGATTCAATTAAGTCTTCATTTATGCCTTTATATTCAAAATCAATATAAATAATGGTATTACTTGGATATAATTTGATATGAATCATATCTTCTTCTAAATCAATAATATTACCTTGTCTAACTTCTCCTCCAGTAAAAAAAATTTCAATCCAAGTGCCTGGTACTAAACCATTCTGCAAAGCATATCCAAGGCTTGGAGCACTGCTTAATAAATTAATTGATGTGATTGAGGCATCACTTAATTGATTATCTAATATAGTAAGTTTTAATATTTCATTTGTTTCTATATTTACTAAAACAATTTTGTCTTGATCAATATATCTTATATAAAATTGTTTTAAGTTTATATCTAAGTTTTCTGGTGCTATTATTTCTATAATATCTCCTAATTGAATATTAATTTCTTCTTTAATTATAGACTCCATATCTTATATTTATAATAGAAATTATTAATTTAAATACAATTAATAATTAATTATTAATTGTATTTAAATTAATAATTATCTATTTAATGGGTAAAGTTCGTTCGTATTTACTTTTAAAAACTTAATTGTTTGCATTTATAACTATTTAATAACTATTTAATAACTATTTAGTAAATAATTATAATTATAATTTTATATATATATATATATATGGGCGATTCTGAGTGGCAGATTAATAATGCTGATATTCTGATAGCATATGCAAAAGACCGCAACATCCCAACTGATGATTTACCGAAGCTGAAATCAGCGGCATTATCAGGAGCAGTTGCTTTACTCCTTCTATCGGGCATTCACTATAAGAATCCAAACCTAAATGTGAAACAACAACATACAACAATGTTGTCTGAACAACTCAGCCAGGGCGGCAACAAAATAAAAAAAAACAAAACGTAGAAATCCTAAAAAATCAGTAAGACATCATAGACATCGTATGAAATCGGTAAGACATCGTAAGAAAACATTAATGTCATACTAAATAGTTAATACTATTAAACGTTTAATTTGTCTATTATTTTTCAACTAAACGTTTACAAAGCTTCTTCAGGAGCTTGTGACATAGGAGCTTGTGACATAGAAGCTTGTGACATAGAAGCTTGTGACATAGAAGCTTGTGACATAGAAGCTTGTGACATAGGAGCTTGTGACATAGGAGGTTGTCCTAGAAATTGTCCAGTAGTTTGTGGAGCAGAGTTAATTTTAATCAAAGGAATTGCTTTATTTAAAGTTTCTAGTTCATCTGGATTTAGTTCGCCAAAATTAGGTAACAGTTTTTTAAAATATTCAATTGCATAATCAGCAGCACTAGTAATATAATTAATAATTAATGATTTATCAACTGGAGTATTAAAAGCAATCCGAATAATGCTCTCATCAATATGAGGATGCGGCTTTTTAAATCCACAAAAAGTTAGAGTTTTAGTAGTGTTGTAATATAACTCATATAATGAATATTCTAAGATTTTACCAATTGTATAATCTTCTGTCTTTAATATAATATCAAAACAATTTTCAACTGTATTTATACTATTAATAATAAGATCGTTTTGTGTACTATAAATCTTTTTAATTTCTAGTAATCTATAAATAATAATCTTAATTGCTTTAAGAATAATTTCATAATTTGTGAATACCCCTAATGTTTTAATTCTAAAATCAAAACTATTAGGAATAACAATTCTTTTAGCATCTAATAATAACCAATCAGTAATTAAATACTCAATTTCTTTATCGTCGGTGTATTTAGATTGTAATTCTTCTAATTTTTCTTGTTTTGCTTTATCAATCGCAAAATTATCTAAAGTACACGAATAACTGCAAAGAGATACTATATTAAAACTTCCATTTTCAGAAGCACTTCCAACTGAAAGTTTTGCTGTAAGCGTTAATTGTTCTCCCACAATATTTTCAGAATATTTTGGTTTTAATTTACAAAACTCAATAAAATGTTGCGTTATCTCATTTTTAGGAAAAACTTTACTTACAACTGATTCATCCAAATATTTATTTGTCTTTAAATACTTAATTTTAAAATCACCAGTAGTAACATATACCACTTGTTCTGTATTATTTACAACATTTACTTCTACTACATAATCAGCAAGCTCTTCTAACAATTTATCTGAAGGAATATATAATAATTCATTTAATAATAATTTATTTATATGATAAATTGGAATACAAGATAAACGATGTTTCAATATCTCATTATGAAATAAACTTGTATTAGTTTCAATAATTGCATCATTTTTTTCATATGGAGTTGTGCGAATTACTATTGTAGGAATATCAGATAAAATTACCCGTCGTAAAGCATTGACAAAACTAACATTAATATTATTAATAGTAAAGTGTAAAATGTCATCTTTTTCAAATAAATCAATAACTGAAGGCTCCATTTATGTATTTATATATAAATATATAAATTATTCAATTTTATATTTTATATTTTAATTTTATTAAATAATTATTAATTATTTATTAATAATTATTAAGTTAAAATTATCTATTAAGTTAAAATTATCTATTAAGTTAAAATTAAAATTAATTAAAATTATTAGATAATAAATGAGTTTTATATTATTTTATAGTAATTATTGCAAAAATTGTTCAGTTATATTACAACAAATTGCAAATTCAAATGTTAAAAATAATATTCATTTTATAAGTATAGATAATAGAATTAAAAAACCAGATGGTTCCACTTATATTATACTAAAAAATCAAAAAGAAATAATTTTACCACATACAGTAGATAGAGTTCCAGCATTATTATTATTAAATCGCGGCAATCAAGTTTTATTTGGCGATTCTATTTTAGAACAATTAATACCTGCTAAATCAGGAATAGAAAAAAGAATGGCAAATCAAGATCCATCCGCATTTTCTTTAAATGAAGTTAATTGTTTTGGTGTATTTTCCGATAACTATAGCTTTTTAGATCAATCGCCAGATGAACTATCTGCTAAAGGAGGAGGAGGGATGCGACAATTACGAAATAATGTTCCGTGGGACTATAATGATACTATTGATACACCACCAGAAGATTATATTCCAAATACAGTCGGAGAAGTTTCTATTGAACAATTAAAAAAACAAAGAGAAAACTCTATTAAATAATTTATATATATATAAAATAAATTATATAAAGAAAAAGTATAATTATTATAGTAATAAATGGGTACTATAGATGTGTTAAGTGCTTTTAATAATCATTTGACTGAATTATTTGAAGCTTTAATTGATATGTTTCCAAATGATCAAACACTTAAAGTTGCAAATACGGCTATACTAACATTGCGCAAAGCAAATCCGAAAATTGTATTGCCTATATGGAAAACTTATATATTAGACAAATATGAAGAAAATATTATGCTAGGAGATATTAATTATTTTTTAGAAAAAGATTGGACAAAAGATTTTGTGGAAGAATCTTCTGTTAAATTAGTTTTAGAAAAGATAACTGTTATTAAACAAACTATCAAAAACTTAAGCCACGATGATTTACAAAAAACTATACTATATTTACAAAACTTAACGAAATTATGTAAACTTTATTATATTCATAAAGCAAATAAAGCTATAAACGCTAGATAAACACTAGATAAATAATAATAATAGTATTATTATTTATATTACATTTATATTACATTTATATTACATTTATATTATTACTCTTCTTGTTCTACTTGTTCAGAAACCACATTAACCATATTAACCATTTTATTTTTTTTCTTTTTATTACGTTTATTACGTTTATTTTCTGGTTTATTTTCTGGTTTTGTTTCTGGTTTTGTTTTTTCAACGTGTTCGCCTAATGAATATAATAATTCTTGCATCCCAAAATCATTAATTCCTAAATCTTTAATAGTTCCTTCTATACTTTGTGTGTTTTGTGTATTTTGTGTAGTTTGTGTAGTTTCACGTTTTTTTTCTAACTTGTTAAGCATTTTTTCTTTCATTTTTGCCTTATTTAAGTTTTTAGATAATTCTCTATTTAGCGCACCCATATCCATCTTGCCTCCCTTTCCACCCATTCCAGGGATACCCATTTTTGAAAATAGTGATTCTAAGTTATTCATTCCAGGCATATTTTTCATATTTGCTACAAAGTCGGTTGCCTCTTTAATCAATTCACTTTCTTTAATTTCACCACTTTTAAGTTTAGTATCTAATTTAGAACCAACATTTTTAACTAAGCTTAAAAGTTTAGCTGGGTTTTTAAATAATTTACTAAATACATCATTAATGGAAGAGTTGTCTGCAATATTAATATCTAATTCTTCGGCAGTCTCTTCAGCGATCTCTTTAGCCAAAGAACCAATCTTTCCTTCCATCATTTGATTAATATGAGCATGTAATTCTTCTGCATTAGGTAGTTCCATATTATCACGATCTTCAGTTGTTTCATCATCTGCATCATCTGCATCTTTTTCAGGAGAAGTTCCTGACTGTGATGTTTTTTTTTTAAAAATATTTTCCATTTCAGCTAATGATTCCGCTATTTTTTTTTTAAACTCATCATTATTAATTGCTTCAAATAATTGCGCACTATCGCCAAATGTATCTTTATTCTTAACATCAGCAACTACAGTAAATAAAATTAATTTTAAATAATTCCAAATTGTAGATTTGGTTTCCTCGCTAATATCACTATTCCATAAATCTACAAAATTAATATTTGGTAGTAAAAATACTTCTGATTCCTTATTAAAAAGATCTTCGTTTTCATATAAAATATAGAAAAAATGTTTCGGAAAAATAGATTTACAATAAGTATAAATATTTCTAATTATATTATCAATACTAGTAATATCAGCCATATCAGACCCATCAGAACCATTAGAACCATTTTTAATTATATTATTTAATTCTTTAATTGGGTTATTCGTTTTATCTATAATATCAGGAAATGTTATTAGCAAATCTTCAGCAAAATCACAAATTACTTTAGTAAAATCTTCATTTATTTTAACTTCAGTTTCTTCCATATTACTAATTATGTTATTTAATAATTTATATTTAAATAATAAATTATTATTATTTAATTATTTAATTATTTAATTATTAACTATATATAAATGACAGTTCAATTTTGGTTAAAAGACCCTACAATATTATTTAAAGAAAATATTATGGACATATGGCCAAAATCATCAATGAGATATGAAGAAAAATTAAATGCAATAACACGTTTAGTTATAATATTAGTAATACTTGGGCTATTAATAACACAAAACATAAACATATTAATATTAGGTTTTATTAAATTAATAATAATTGTATTATTATATTACAATTATAGTAAGAAAGAAAGTTTTACAAATATAGAAGAGACTAGTATCGAAAAATATTATAAAGCTAATAAAAACTCATTTCAAGAACCCAAAGATAATAATCCTTTAATGAATATACTTATTCCACAAATACATTATGAATCTAATAGAAAACCAGCAGCTCCATCCTTCATACCAGAAGTAAGCAAAAAAATAGATAATAGTATTAAAGAATTTGTCGCAAAAGAGTTTAAAGACCCCGCTATTAAAAATAAATTATTTTCAAGCGTAGGTGATGAGTTTAACTTTAATAGGTCAATGATTCAATATAATACTATGCCCAATACACAAGTTCCAAGTGATCAAAAAGGGTTTTTAGAATATTTATATGGAACTATGATTTCAGGAAAAGAAGGCAATCCAGTTGCTTTATATAGAAATAGTTCTGGTGCCTATAATTATACAAATCCATTATAATACTTTAAATATATTTTAAATATGATATATAAAATATTATATAAAATATTATATAAAATATAATATAAAATATTTTAAATATTTTATATTATATATAATTATTATATAATGAATTATTCAACAGCAATAGATAAATTATTTGATAGCACATCAAGAATTGGTAATGATGTATGTGATTTAACAAATAGAAATAAAGTAAATATTTCTTCTGCAAATTATATGTTAGAAAACTATGCATCAATAAATCCAATCTCAGATGCTTTTAAAATTGCACTTAATACTCCAAACATAATTTTAAAAGGAAGTACAAATGGCGGATTTAATAGCAATAATGTAGATGAAAATAATGTATTACGATTTGGACAAGGAACAAATTTGAGAGAAAAAGAATTAATTCAACAAAGAATATTTAATACGCTTCCATATTTAGGAAAAGGAGAAGTAAATATTCCTTTAGAAAATACCTTAAGAAGTGGGTTATACAATTATTACTCTAAAAGTACAGATTCCATTTCAGAAGTAACAAACTTTAACTTAACTTATATTCCATTAATACCATCGCTAAAAGCAGAATTAACAAATCCAGCTAATTTTATTGAGAACTCAGCAAATGATGGTTGGATTAGAGGAGGTGTTCCTTCTAGACTATTAGCGAGAGAAGAAGTAAACTAATTTATTTTTATAAACATATAAATGTATATAAACATATAAATGTATATAAATATTAATTGTTAATATTTATATTAATAATGGTTTCATATGTTACAGATTTTGTCTGCACTTATCATCTGATGAATGATCCGGAGGATGCTGATGATTCTGATAAATTATTTAAATTACAATTTTTACAAGCATTTAATTATGATGCAATGAAGGATCCAAACGAATCCATAGAAGAGTATTTTAATAAAATTAATATAACTACTAGAGAATTATATGAATTATATAAAACAAATGAATTAATTAAAAAATTAATTGCAAAAGTTAGAACATCTAATTCTAATTATAGTAATGAAAACAATGAGTTTATAATTTTTCAATTATGCTTTAGTTATTCTTATTTTTATATTACCCATAAAGCTTTGTGTTTAATTATTAATACTGATAATACTAATAATACTAATAATACTAATAATAGTAATAATACTTTTAATTATCAAGAACTATTAAAAATAATTAATAGAATAAAATAAAAAACAACAAATATAAATGAATACGTGTATAGTTTGTTTAGAACCAGAATCACCAACTAAACTAATTGAATTAAAACATTGTGGAGTTTATTATATTCATAAGTCTTGCCATAAAAAATGGCTTTTGACCAATACTACTTGTATTATATGTAGACAGTCATTAACTCGTTCTGTAAATATATATATACAGTTAAATACATATTATTTTATACTATTTAAGATTTCTTATATTATTACAATTCTAGGGTGTTTTTCAATATGTATATATATCTTTATTACTTGTGATTTTAATAGCCCATATTGTAAATTATTTTAAAAAAATATATTAAAATATATTAAAATATATTAAAATATTATATAGTAATAATAATATATGTTGTTCGAATATATTCAAGGTAATACTCCTACATTATGTAAAAATACAGGAAGCACCAGGGATAAAAATAGTAGAGCAAACTATTGTTTAGAGCAACAAGCAATTAATAAAATTATGAATCACAGATTATATGATAATGGACCAAATGGTGATGCATATAATCCAGCATTTCCTCAGTATATAAATCCTAGCAAAATGCCCGCAAATTTATTCTCATTTAATGCTGTAGATATTGAATCAGCACTATTAAATATTGGTGCCAGTAATTTAGTTGAACCAACTAAAGAATGTTTACCATTATTTAAAAGTAATTTAGAAGAAATTAAATTTTTTGAAAAGACACGACTTATTAAAGAAAATATGTTTATTCCATCAAATACTGAAAGACCTACTATTTTTTAATTATATATTATATATTATATATTATATATTATATATTATATATTATATATTATGGCATTTTCAAGGGATGATGAAGCAAATATTAAATGTAAATTACTTTCAAGTAGTAATAGTTTAAATTATATGTTAAATGTTCCCGGAAATGGTTTAAATCCAGAGTTTTTAATAGATCCACAAATTAGATTACAAAAATTTGGTGGAAATATAGGAAAAAATATAGTAGATGTTAATAGTAATTTATTAGGGGTAAATAAACAACTTTTAAAATATGATTTCACATTAAACTCAAGAGACCCATATATTAAAACTGATTATATAAAAAACGATTATCCCACAATTAATTTTGCTATAACAGATGAGTCTAGGTCTGTTATGCCCGCGTGGCAATTAAAAGATTTAGAAAGAATGAATTGGGCGTATCCATTACAAGATCCACAAGAACATATTCAAAAACAATTTTCTAATAATATTGATACACGACAACATAGTAAAGATATTTTTTATAAGTATTAAGCATACTATTAAGCATACTATTAAGCATACTATTAAGCATAAATTGTTATATATTAATATTAATTAAGTATTAATGTATAATATAAAATATTTATAAAAATATTATAGTTTATATATAATGGCGGCACTCGCACTACCTATTTTAGCACTTGGAGGTATATATATATATTGTAATTCTAATAATAAAAAAAAAGAAACTTATTCAAATTTGAATAGATTAAATGCTTTAACAAATACTAATGTTCCTGATATAAATTATCCAACACAAAATGAAAATATTAATTCACAAAATGAAAATGCTGTAAGAGAGTACACCGGTCAAAATCAAACTACAGATATATTCTTTAACAATGCTAATAATGCTAATAATGCTAATAATGCTAATAATGCTAACAATGGTAACAATGCTAATACGATTAAAAGTTTATCAGGGGAAACATTAAGTTTGCAAAACTTTACACATAAAAATATGGTTCCTTTTTTTGGTTCAAAGGTTACTCAAAATAGCGTGGACAGTAACCCTTATATATTAGATGCTATGAGTGGTTCTGGTACTCAAAATATAAAAAAAATAGAAAATGCTCCTTTATTTAAACCAGAATTAAATATACAATATGCTCACGGTAGTCCAAATCAAACCGATTTTATAAGATCGAGACAAGTTCCTTCACAAAAATATGCAAATGTTCTTCCTTGGGAGCAAGAAAGAGTCGGCCCAGGATTAGGATTAGGCAATACAGCTCAAGGAGAAGGTGGATTTAATGCTGGAATGGGCGCTAGACGCTCTTGGTTGCCGCCAACGGTTGATGAATTAAGAACTAAAACAAATCCAAAAATTACTTATAATTTAGAAGGATATGAAGGAGGGCCAAACTATCCTGTTAAAAATATTGGTTCAATAGGTACTGTTGAAAAAAATAGACCAGATCAAGCACATTCAATGGGACCACAACATTGGTTTACCACAACTGGAAGCTCGATTGGTCAAACGCTACACCCACAACAAATGATGCCCGAAACAAATAACTTAACGGGAGAATATTTTGGAAGTGGGACAAACTCAAGCAATAAAGGTATTTATACGAAGTCACATTATGAAGAAAGCCATAGAACAGAGCCATCGCGTGCATTAAACTTAAACCCTCCTACCTCACTCGGTCAAAATAGTATCTCTGACCAAGATTATGGCAAACAAAGTTTTAATATTTTAAATAATAATAGAAGTGAGAACGTAAAACAAAATATCAATAATACAGAGTTTAGAAACGTGTCTACTTTTATGAAAGGAATATTTTCTCCAATATTAGATGTATTAAAACCAACAAGAAAAGAAGATGTAATACATAATTCAAATCAATTAGGAAATATTCAATGTAGTGTTCCAAAACTTCCAATAACAAATCCAGGGGATCGACTTAAAACAACCACAAAAGAAACGACAATCGATAAAGTTGGCTTAAATTATTTAAATATATCACAGATTAATAATCCAGGCGGAGGTTATGAAAATAGCACTTTGACAGCTAAAACACAGCAACGTAATTTTGGAAACTCGTCGGTAACAGGGAATATAGGAAATACAAGCGCTACGAATGCTCAAATGGATTTATCAGCGTGGAATAATCAACATAATAATGTAAATAAAACACAAGAAAGTTGGCCAATGGCGGGTGGAACACAAATATATAGCGGAAATATAAATATGAATATAAACCGTAGAGACAGTGATCGAGTTAATAATAGATTAACAACAAATGATTTTATTAGAAATGTTCCAACCGATAATTCATTACATATTCCATCATTTGAAAGTATTGGAAAGATTCATATGCCTCAACAATATAAAGAGGATGTTAATCTAGAAAGAATAGATCCAAATATATTACAAGCTTTTAAATCAAACCCGTATGCAAAATCTTTGAATAGTTATTAAAGATAAATAATAATTTATTAAAGATAAATAAATAATAAATAATTATGAAAGAAAATATAATTATACATCAAAATATTGAAGAAAAATTAGATTTTTTTATTAAAAATAAAAAAATTCCAAACATCTTATTTCACGGCCCGAGTGGTTCTGGAAAGAGAACACTAATTTTAAAATTTATAGATAATATTTATAGCACTAAAGAAATAAAACAAAAATATGTTTTATTTATTAATTGTGCTCAAGGAAAAGGAATTAAATTCATAAGAGAAGATTTAAAATTTTTTGCCAAAACAAATATACATTCGCAAAATGGCATATTATTTAAGACTATTATTTTATCAAATGCTGATAAACTAACAATTGATGCTCAATCCGCTTTACGAAGATGTATTGAATTATTTAGCCATTCTACACGATTTTTTATAATAGTAGAAGATAAATATAAATTATTAAATCCAATTTTATCTAGATTTTCAGAAATATATGTTCCTTTGCCTATTATAAATAATAAACCAACTAATTTACATATATATAATATAAATAATAATAGGTTTATTAATATTAAAAATGAAAGTATTAAAATAAAATCAACAATTAAACAATCTTTAGAAAATATGGATAGTCCAGAGAAAATATATAACATAACTGAATATTTGTATAATAAAGGAATTTGTGGCAATGATTTAATTAATTATATTACTACTACGTTTATAAACAGTGAATATAAATATAAACTGTTAACAGCAATAGAAAAATCTAAAATAGAAATACATAATGAGTTTATTACTATTTTATTTATATTAAATTTAATTTTTTATCGTTCTGAAGATGATTTAGAAAATATATTAAATATATAAATGGATGATTATTCTTTAACTAGTTTAACAGAATCAAAGAACGAGTGGTGTGCAAGATTAGTGTCTCTCTTGACACACCATATTATTGTTGGTATTGAATCAATATTTAAAGAAGCATTAAATATATGCATTAATGAAAAAGAGGAAAATAAATATTTAATGACCTTCCAAAACTTATTATGTGCTATTCCACAGTGGAATCCGAGTATAATTGAGCAAGAGACTAAACGCATTGAAACTAATAGTGGATGTAAATATTTAGAAGATTTAATAACTTGCGTACATATTATACAACTAAAAGCACTTACGTGTATTCGTGTTGGACAAAAGTCAAAAAAAATAGATATTAATATTCCTTCGGTTAATACTTTTATACATACTATATATATTAATGTAGCACGTAAATTATATACAAATGTTTATTTATATGAAAAAGATTTATATCCATTACAAATTCAAAAAAATAAACATGACGTTGAGTTTTTAGTGAAAGAGGCTATTCTTTTAACTATTAGAGATAATATTCCTGTTGAAAAAATCCTTCAATCTTACATGGAAGAAAGCGAAGAAGTAGAGGTTTTAAATATGCAACAACTCCAGCAGCAGCAGCAACAACTCCAGCAGCAGCAACAATCGCTACCAAATACTTCTACGCTAAATCCAGATTTAAATAAAACATCAAATATACCAGTTGACTTATCTGTAAATCCAATTTTAACAAATAATAAATTAGAAACCTATGCTGCTAATTTAAAAAATGAGTTGTCAAATCTAACCAATAATAGTAGCACTATTGATAGCAGTACTAGCACTAGTAACACTAATAACACTAATAACACTAATAACACTAATAATACAAACTCTGATAAATTAAAGATTAATTTTGTAGATAAAGATATAGTTATAAAACAAGACGGGGTGCACTCTGAAGTTCTTGCTCCAAAAGATTTAAATACCTTACAACAACTTGCAAATGAGAGAAAAATAAAAGAAGCAAGAGAACAGAGCTATAATGATGATTATGATAAACTAAGAATAGGTTCGGCAATTGATTTAAAATTAGATGTAATTGAATTATAATTCAATTATAATTCGTTAATTAAAAAAAAACATAATAATAGATATTATATATTACATATAATGGAATATATATATAGTGCCGGTATTGTATCGATTGTATTTATAATTTTTAAATTTTTAGAAACTAGATTTATATTAAAAGAAACAATTAACTTAAAACAATTAGTTATAGACGGAATCTTAGTATATATAAGCGTTATTCTTGCTCATTTTATAAATGAGCAATTGGTTCAACAAACAACAAGTTTAGGACAAGCCCCAGTATTTATTGATAATCCTAAGTTTTAAGTTTTAAGTTTTAATTTAAGTTTTAAATTTTAAATATATTATTGATTTTAATATATTTAAACTTATTATATATATTATGGATGATAATTTAAAATGGCATCAACACTTATTTATTATAATTTTATATTTGTCTTGGTTTTTAATTATAATCGTATCTATTTGGCGTAACAATAATTTATTAATAGTTTCTATAATAAAACAAAACTCATTATACTTATCAACCATATTATCTAAAATAGAAGTGATTATAAAAAAATATAATATAGAAACTATAATCTTTATACTTGAACAATTTCTTAAAATTTATATTGGTGGATTACTAATATATAAGTTTAATCCTTGGTCAGGTAGCTATAAATACTTTAAAAAGTTTGATCAAAGAATTGCTTGGCATGCTGGTATATTTTTATTAATATCAACAATATTAACAAGTATATTAGAGAAATATTTGCTTGAATTAGATAAACACTTTAGTAATATATTATTAATCTAAACTAATCTAAACTAATCTAAACTAATTTTATCAATATTCATTATTAAAGCGCTCGATTTAATTTCTTTCTTAGGCACTGTAAACTTATTAAATAACTTCTGTTCTAATACTTTATGCGGTAAATGATTATGCACTTTTCTAGCTATCATTTTATATAATTTAAAATCTGGATATCTCTCTTCATTATTATTTTTATAAAGCATATTTTTTCCTTCGTCATCGAAACACCAATCTATTATTATTTTATGAATAGGACTCATATTTTTATTGTTATCATATTTATCAATAATAAAATCATAAATAGAACAACCTAATCTACATAAATCAAAACTCATATTAGGTTCAATAAGTTGTTTATTAGTATTATAATATGGAGGACTATTATATTGAGTTGCAGCATCTCCATCTTTATGAAAACTGTCGCTATACATTACTTGTCCTTTATATTCATAAATTGCTCTTCCATAATCTATAATTTTAAAAATTTTGCCATAGGTTGGGATTTTATAATGTTTGTCATTGTATTTATAATATAAATATTTCTTTTCTGTTTTAATATACATTATATTATTTGTATGCAAATCATTATGAGTAAGTTTAAATAACTTTTGATATGTAATTAGTATCATTAATACTTGAAGTATTATACACGTTAATTCATTATTATCTATTTTATCATTTACTAATAAGTCATCAAATGTATTTTCGCAATTTTCAATTGTTATTATATTTACAGGAAACTCTTTGAGGGATACCATTACATCATTAATTTCGTTTGATGAATTACTTGAACTAGAAGAATAACTCTCTTTGGTTTCATCGTCATCACTGTTATTTTCATCATCATCTTCTGCATTATCTTCATTATCTTCATTATCTTCATTATCTTCATTATTTGAAGAATTAGAATTAGAATTAGATGACCTTGATGATATATCAGAGCCACTAGTATCATTTGCTTCTATTTGTCCAATAGGTTCTAGAGTTTCTAGAGGTTCTAGAGTTTCTAGAGATTTTTCTGTTATTGGCTCTGATTCAGATTCTAATTTTAATTCTGATTCTGATTCTGATTCTAATATTGGATGTTGTAATTCTATTATTTCTATAAGGTCTATATCTAAGTCGCAATCATTCGAAAACTTTATTGGTTTTTTGTGTCGTCTTGATTTATCATTAAATAATAATTCTTGTTCAGTGTTAATAAATTTATATAATTGTTTATTTTCATAAAAAAATTTGCTATTAAATAACATATCCAAATCATCGCTAATATCAATAATATATTCCTTCTTTATTCCTAAAAAAGATCCATAAAAATTAATTCCATGTAAAAATCCTTTATGATTTAATAATTGACTTGTTAAATATATAAAAAAGCCATCAATATATGCTGAATTATTTGGACAATCCATTTTCTCAAATTGAGACTTAGAGTCTAGTTTTGGTAATTCAAAAGTACAAAGATCATATTTTCCAGCTAAGAATTTAAATGGATCTAATAATGGAGCATATTTTATAAAAATGGTTGTTTCAGTAATATTATTTGGTTCACTATTTGGTTCACTATTTGGTTCACTATTTGGTTCAATATTTGGTTCACTATTTTCTTTAATTGTTCCTTTATATTTATTTTCAGTTAATTTTTCAGTTATACTATTTAAACTATATTTATGATTTAAAGTTATATTATTGTAATTTGAAGGTGATAATTTAAAAAAATTATTATATAGTGGAGTATAATTCTGAGATGGTCTAGCATTTACTAAATCAGTATTTTCAAAATCTTTAAATAACTCTGTGTTTGGCGATTTTCTATATGTAAAAATCATTTAGGTTAATAAAATACTTTTTTTTTATTTTTTAAACTTAATAAAACTTAATAAAACTTAATAAAACTAAATAAAAATAAATAAAAATAAAATTAGCGTAAATAATATTATTTTTATTTCTAAAATATTTATAAATGACGTTACAACTAAAAAAATTCGATATGAAAAGTATCAGTTTTAGACCAGATGAAACAAAAGGTCCTGTTATTGTTCTTATAGGGCGCCGTGATACTGGTAAATCGTTTTTAGTTAGAGATTTATTGTATTATCATCAAGATATTCCAATAGGAACAGTAATATCAGGCACAGAAGCTGGAAATGGTTTTTATGCTACTCATATTCCAAAATTATTTATTCATGATGAATATAATATTCTTATTATTGAGAATATATTAAAAAGACAGAAAACAGTTCTAAAACAAATTAAAAAAGATATGGAAGTATATAAAAAAAGCACGATTGACCCTAGAGCATTTGTAATTTTAGATGATTGTTTGTTTGATGATAGATGGACTAGAGATAAAATGATGCGTTTGCTTTTTATGAACGGTCGTCATTGGAAAATAATGTTAATTATTACTATGCAATATCCATTAGGTATTCCTCCAACTTTAAGAACTAATATTGATTATGTATTTATATTGAGAGAACCATATATTGCTAATAGAAGACGAATTTATGAAAACTATGCAGGTATGTTTCCAACATTTGAATCATTTTGTCAAGTAATGGATCAATGCACTGAAAATTTTGAATGTTTAGTTATTAATAATAATGTTAAATCTAACAAATTACAAGATCAGATTTTTTGGTATAAAGCCGAATCTCATAAAGATTTTAAACTTGGTTCTCGTGAGTTTTGGGACATATCTAAAAGTATTGTTTCTGACGATGAAGACGAGGCGTATGATCCAAGTAAAGGAGTAAGAAGAACTGGACAAAAAATTAATGTTAAAAAGAATAAATGGTAATATTTATAATTATATTTTTTCTATATAATATATGACTACTTTATTACAATTAATAGAAAATCATTTTACAAGACAAATAAGTAAATTAAATGAGTTGCATAATAATAACCATCGCAAAATTATAAATAATCTTATGATATCAAAGAGTAATAAAAAATCAGCTATAGATAACTTAAATCGTATATATAATAAAACTAAACTCAATCTTATCAATCATACAAATTATAGAATAAGTGAGCTTATACAACAAAATCGATTGACTCATACAATAGGTTTTATAATATTAAGGCATGTAAATAATGAGGTTGTAAACCAATACTGGATAAAAAGTTATAATTCAATCAGAAAATACTATCCTGAAAATCATATTATTATTATAGATGATAATAGCGATAAGGCTTATATCACACCACTGCAATTATATAAGACAACAATTATAAATAGTGAATACCCAAAAAGAGGAGAGTTATTGCCATATTATTATTATTTACACAATAAATTGTTTGATGTAGCCGTAATAATTCATGATTCTGTATTTATAAACAGTTATATTGACTTTAGTGTAGAAAAATATAAAATATTATGGGAGGCAGAACATAATTGGGACCAAATAGAAGATGAAACCAAAATGATAAATCTTTTTAATGATCAAGAGTTAACTACTTTTTATAATAACAAACAATTATGGAAAGTTTGTTTAGGATGCATGTCTATTATTACTCACGATTATTTAACTCATATTAATAACAAATATGATATAAGTAAATTATTAGATTGTGTATTAACAAGATACAATCGTGTGTCTTTAGAGAGAGTTATTGGTTGTATATTACAAAAAGAAGCACCTAAACAGACATTATTAGGAAATATACATAAGTATTGTCCTTATGGATTAACTATAAATAACATTCATAATTATCAATATTTACCAATAATAAAGGTATGGACTGGTAGATAAAATAAATAAAAATAACTTAAAGAATAATATGAATAATATGAATAATATGAATAATATGAATAATATGAATAATATGAATAATATGAATAATATGAATAATATGAATAATATGAATAATATGAATAATACACTAGGTTTTATAATATTAAGGCATGTAAATAGTGAGTTAGTAAACCAATACTGGATAAAAAGTTATAATTCAATCAGAAAATACTATCCTGAAAATCATATTATTATTATAGATGATAATAGCGACAAGGCTTATATCACACCACTGCAATTATATAAGACAACAATTATAAATAGTGAATATCCAAAAAGAGGAGAGTTATTGCCATATTATTATTATTTACATAATAAACTATTTGATATAGCAGTAATAATTCATGATTCTGTATTTATAAACAGTTATATTGACTTTAGTCTAGAAAAATATAAAATACTATGGGAGTTTGAGCATGATTGGGATCAAAATGAAGATGAAACAAAAATGATAAATCTTTTTAATGATCCAGAGTTAAGCGAATTTTATAATAACAAACAATTATGGAAAGGTGCTTTAGGTGCAATGTCTATTATTACTCACAATTTTTTAACTCATATTAATAGTAAATATGATATAAGTAAATTATTAGATTGTGTATTAACAAGATATAATCGTATGTCTTTTGAAAGAGTTTTTGCTTGTTTATTACAAAAAGAAGCGCCTAAACAAACATTATTAGGAAATATACATAAGTATTGTCCCTTCGGATTATCTATTAACGACATTGAAAATACTGACAATTATAAACATTTACCAATAATAAAAGTATGGAGCGGTAGATAGTATAATTTAAAATATAATATATTATATATAATGCATCCGGAAGCAAAAGAGTTTACTTTGTTTGTTAAAAAAATACTTACAGATTTTTTTATAAAAAAAAATGTGTTAGATGTTGGTTCTGGCGATATTAATGGAAATAATCGTTTATTATTTGAACAGTGTAATTATATTGGTAATGATCTAATAAAAGCAAAAAATGTAACTATTGTGTGTAAAACAAAAGATTTACCAGCTCAAAATAATACATTTGATACAATTATATCAACTGAATGTTTTGAACATGATCCTGAGTATAAAGAATCGTTAAAAAAAATATATGATATATTAAAACCAGACGGCTTATTTTGTTTTACTTGTGCTTCAACTGATAGACCTGAACATGGAACTAGAAGAACGTCCCCAGGTTGTTCTTACGGTACAATTGGTAATTTACCAGATATGGTAGACTATTATAAAAATCTTACAGAAAAAGACATAAATTACGTATTAGAATTAAATGCCCTATTTTCAGTATGGGATACATATTATAATTCTATATCAAAAGATTTATATTTTGTGGGAATTAAAAAAGGAAGTACAAATTTTAATTCTTTAGAAAAATATGTAAATATTGGTGTTACTAATACATCATCAAACATTACTAGGAAATATACATAAGTATTGTCCCTTCGGATTATCTATTAACGACATTGAAAATACTGACAATTATAAACATTTACCAATAATAAAAGTATGGAGCGGTAGATAGTATAATTAGCATAATTAGTATAATTTAAAATTATAAAATATTTTAAACTTTATATGATGAAAATATTTTATGGCATTTCACAAGATAATTCTATAGACGTTACAGATATATGTTTAGACAGATTAACAATTAATAATATTATAAATATTCCGTGTACTGAATCTACTAGAGCAACCATTTTCACTGACCCATATTATGGAATACTAAAATATATATATATATTAAATGATGGGATTTTTTCAACGTATGATTATGATACACACATAAAAATAAATTTAACAAATAATACAATTGAATCAATGAATAGTATAGATATAGATAACAAAATTAAAGAGATACATTCTAAATTAAAAATTAACTATGGTAATTTTTATGAAGAATTATCTGAACAAAAAATGGTTTTTAGATATTTAACAGGAAATGAAAAAGTTTTAGAAATAGGTGGAAATATAGGAAGAAACTCATTAATTATAGCTTCTATTTTACAAAACTCTAATAACTTAGTAACATTAGAAAGTGATATAAATATAGCAAAACAATTAACAGAAAATAGAGATTTAAATAATTTTAATTTTCATATTGAAAATGCTGCATTATCAAATAGAAAACTACTTCAAAAAGGATGGGATACTATACCAAGTGATATTTTATTAGAAGGTTATACTTGGATAAATACTATTACATTAGCTAATTTACAAAATAAATATAATATTGATTTTGACACATTAGTATTAGATTGTGAAGGAGCATTTTATTATATTTTACTGGATATGCCTGAAATACTAAACAATATTAATTTAATAATTATGGAAAATGATTATTGGGATATAATTAAAAAAAATTATATTGATAGTGTATTAACAGAAAATAATTTTTTTAAATGTTACATAGAAGGTGGTGGATGGGGCCCTTGCGCTAATAATTTTTTTGAAGTATGGTGTAAAACCAATCACTAAAATAAAATGTTTTATAAGGTTGCGACCCATTTTTAATTAAATTATTTAAATTATCTAATCTATCATAGTCATTAGATCCGCCGTCTACTCTGTAAAATAATAAATGATTTGTCAAATCACAACTTAAGATATCAATATATCCCATACCAGCATATTTATATCCAATATCAAATACATTGGATTGTCCTTGACTACAAATATAATTATAGCGTTCTAGTGCTTCATCTAAGCTCATAATAGTCCAGGCATTAACGTAAATTTCTTTTTTTGGGTCTCCCAACACTTCATATATATTTTTAATATTTCTATTTAATCCTTCTGGTATTTGTGACTGGTTAAATAAATTATTAAATTGTTGAAATGGTTGTTGATTGCTATCACTATAAAAGAATGGTTCTTGTGAAGACATATAGTCATTTGTTGAAATAGTGCATTTTTCTAATACTTCTAGGATTTGTTTCATTTGTTTTGTTTTAGCAGCAATCATATAATTCATATAATTATTATATTTTAATTATTATATATCAATTTTATTATTAATATTATATTAATATAATTAATATAATATATTATATATATTATGTTATTAGACATAGTAAAGTTAACTATTATTTTTACATTTTTAGATTCCATTTATCTATATTTAATGAAAAATAATTTTTTTACTATGATAAGAAATATACAACATAGCAATTTAGAATTTGCTTTGATCCCTGCATTATTTTGTTATGTATTTTTAATATTTATATTATATTATTTTATTGTTTTAAAAAAAAGACCTCTTTATGAAGCCTTTTTCTTAGGATTTGCGATTTATGGTGTTTATGAAACAACTAATTTAGCAATCTTTAAAAAATGGAGCCCACTAATTAGTTTAATAGATACTATTTGGGGAGGCATATTATTTTATTCTTCTTATTTATTATTTAAACTTATTAAGTAAATTATTAAGAACTTTATTAAATACTTTAGTAAGAAATACAATTATTAAAGCACAAATTATTAAATTTAAACCCATATGGTTCATATTTTCAATTTCGTTTGTATCATATTTTGTTCCAAAAATGATATCAAATATATCAATCCCATAATTTTTATGATCATCAATATGGTGCTGCATATGCGTTTTTGGTTTTGTATAAAAATAATTTATATTATGAACACTTGCATAAAAAAATCCCCATAAAAAGCACACTCTAACATCAAGTAGTTTAAAAAACTCAAATAATAAGTAGGGTAAT